TTTCTTAATTATTTCTAAATTGTTAAGAAAATTGTTATACGAATTTCCGTAACGATTAAATTCGTAATATGACCCAATATTCTCGGCACTAACTACCAACATAATATTAGGTATTTCTTTTATTTTTTCTATTTCATTGGTCAGTCGTTGGGTATTGACACCCAGCCCAGTGAAAATCTTCAGTGATTTAGTAAAAGATAATTTTGATACTAAGTTAAATAAATCCAAATTCAAAAAAGGTTCTCCGCCCGTTATCTCAATTGTCTCGGCAGATAGTAGTCCGATTTCGTCTAATAGAACAGATCGCCCATCGGACTTAAAAATTTCTTTTTGGCTCAGTTTATAAATTACTTTATCTTTTTGAGTCATGGAGTAACGGTGTGGATCGCTGACTTGATATTCACCGTTATTGACTATGTCAGCTGCCCACGAACTGCTAAACTGTTTACAACAATATGAACAGGCTAAATTACAATCCGACCCAATTAGTATGTTTAATACCGCCGGCGTGGCGTTGATATCAGTATGAGTTCTAAACTGGCTATTAGTTTTTTGTCGGCGGCTCAGAACCCCACGATCCTCTGCTTTCCAACAAACAATACAGCTAGGAACTCGGGTGCCGTCTAGCAGCAATTTGCGCTCGGATTTGAGTTCTAAAGTATTAAATATTTGTCCTGGGTGGCTTTTAAGCCAATCCATATTAACTTTAGCAGTCGTTGCCGTACAGCAACTTTGAGTTTCTTGTTTTTCAATGTTAACACCAAGAAACCAAAATTTCTGAGAACAATAATTATCCATTATTCTTCGTCGTCGTCTTCGTGGTCTTCATCGTCGAGCACATCGGGTGCAAACTCTTGTAAGCTACGCTTGGTGTATGAGTCAATACCAGCAAATTCTGCTAGATCGGCATCTCCCAACAAGTCAATTAATATGCTCATAAGATTATCACTGGCATCTTGTCTGTCTTTTTGAGGAATGTATTGCTTAAGAGCTTGATACACTTCACCCAATCCATCTAAATCTATACTCATTTTAATGTTCCTGTAATTGCATATTTCTTAGTCATCAGATCATCTGCGCAGCCTACACATCTATCTTGTTTGCAAATGGCAGCCGACTCCTCGAGTAATTCCCACCCTGTGTTTAAATTTCCCAAATAAGTATCACAACATTCACCATTGTGAATTTGTCCGTCTTGATCAATGATGATTCTAGTGACTCCAGTATTACATCTCCAACCTTTAAAATTATCTATTTTTTGATTATGCATCCATGGAGCGTATACCGAGTATGTTTCACCATTGTCTAATTCTATTAGACAATTATGATTATGATGATTTTCAAATTTCAAGATTAGTTTTACCTTTTAATATAGGAAAAGTCCGTGTGCCATATTTATATTGTATTTCGTTGACGCTATAGCTAATTTTATACTTATCCAGCAGATCAGTGTACAACGATATTCGATCAGTATTCCAATATTCATCCATGATGTTTATGTGCATGAAATTTTTAGAAGACATAGGAGGAATTGTTTTTCTAAGTTTGATAATTTTATCAAAAAATAATTTTTCATCTGCATGTTCACTGTGGAAAGAAAACGATATGTTATCTACAATAGTGAATAATTTCTTATAGTATGGCAAACTTGCACTGCCGTTTGTGGTTAACAATATCTGGTAGATATACTCGTTATAATGTTCTCGCAACCATGTAACAAATCCTATAAAGTCTTTATTTGTTGTTACTTCCCCACCCGAAAAACAAATCTTATATTTTAAATTTTTATTCCGAGTTTTATTTAAAATATCTATCCAGTAAGATTGCAGTTTACTCAACGAATATGTTCTATCCCCGGCGTGCAAGTTGGGAGGACAATACATACAATCATAATTACATTTATTAGTTATAATCCAAGTGATGGAAAAACATTCAACATTTGGTGTAATTTTAATTATAGAATTCGTCATTCTTCCACATTCTCTATTTCGGGCGCCTCCGCTGGGATATTCTTAGTTGCAATATGTGGATTATTTGTAATATCTGCCATGACTCTATCCAAACAACCATCGTCATTGCGTTCCCAGCCCTTGCGGAATTTTTTAATAATTTCGCCGTTGATTGTGGTATAAACAAGACTATTGCCTTCTTTCTTCAGCATGTCTTTGCCTTCGAACAAATCAGTTAGACCACTGTAGGGATTCATGCCTGTTTCATATGGAATCTTTACTTGTACACTTTCAAAAGGTTTGGCATAGCGTGTCTTCATGATTTTGCAAGCAGCACGAATGCCTTTAACTTCACTGATCTTATTGCCGTCATCGTCTTCTTTGAGCTTGAGCTTACGCATGGCCACAACGATACTGCTAGCATAGATAAAACCTTGACCACCACTAATCTTGTCATCTGGATCAAACATGTCCTGACTGGCGTAGGTATGATTGGTTGCAACCAAACCCAAGTTCAAGTCGCCAAACATGTTTACACAATTACGAACAAGTGCTGTCAGTGCTTTTGGCTTGCGACCCATGTCACCCTTCATATCGCCTGCGTTAAATTGATTAACATCAGTGGGCGTCAGTAACATTCCCAGACTGTCTAGTACAAACAAGACCTTGGGTCGACCTTCTAGTGGAAGCGTTTTATATTCCTTAACAAATTCGCTGATCATCTTTGCCACATCATCGATCATGGCCATATTAAGTTTCAGTAACTTATCTTCCCCGGTATTGACACCCAGAGCATGCAACCACTTCTCATCAAGTGCATTTTCAGTATCAATCAAAATAGGAAAGATACCTTGATCCTGTGCATTCTTGACAATGTTGCCAGAGCAGATAAATGACTTACCCGCACCGGATTCACCAGCAAACACTGTGACTTTGCCCAGCGGAATACCTCGTTTAAAGTCTCCGCTGATGAGATAGTTCAGTGCGAAATTGTTTGTTGACACCCAGTCAGTTGGGTCATTGAAGCCTACGCTTAGGCCTTCAATACTTTTCGTAATTGTTTTACGAAATTTACTTACATCAAATGGTTTTGCCATGATTTTATTCCTTGATTATAATATTCTTAATGTGTCTGTATTGCTGCATCAGACTACCAACCGCTTCGGGATCGTAAACTTTACCTAACGGTATTTTACCGTGTCCTAATTTTTTATCCAATGGATCTATGTTATTTAACTTTAACCATTCTGTATATCCGTTATCTTTAAAACAATCAAATTCATTTAAGATCAATGAAGCTTCGCCACTATAAAAATGTAAATTTTTAAAATTCGCATAAGTCACTGACAAATTATCTTTGTACAAATCAGAAAAGTCTTTGCCTAATTCGACATAATGCAAAATTAATGTGCCGGATGGCAACTTAAATTCAAAATATTTGTAATCTTCCTCGGCCAATGGCCGACGGCGATATTGATCCTTGTTCAAACTTAAATATAAATTATTATTAATTGATTTTTTTGTTTCAATTCTGTGTATATAAAAATTTAAATTACGAATAGCGTCTTTAAGTTCTTGATTAGCAATACTAAACAATTTAGTAGGCTTACCAAACTCTCCACTCAACTGTTCAAATTTTTGATGCAAGTAGTTAAAGTAATCTTGTGGTTGAGATACAAAATCTGGTCGTATCTCAATAAAATTTTTCAAATACTTATTGATAGTAATACAAGCATTATTTAAAATTTGTTCAGCTTCGTGTAGAGTTAGTAATCCTGCAAATGCTTCTTGTTGGTTAATGCTACAATTGTCCAGGCACCATTGTAATTCTTTTATCCATTTACGAACAAAAAGATTATCATTGAGCTCGATGTCAAAGGACGCCTCGCTGGCGGTGCCCAGAACAACTGTAAGTTTCATTACTTTTGGCGATTACGAATCATTGCCAAAATGTCTTCAGCTCGCTGGCTGCTGGGTTTGGCCACTGCAACAGGAGCAGATGTTTCATCTGCATCAAATGCTGGGATGTCATCATCTGTGATTGCTGGAGCAAGTTTTGCCACAGGAGCTGTAGGAGCTGGTGCAGATTGTGCTGGCGCAAGATGAGCTGCATCGTCATTGCCCTTGAAGCCAGATGGCTTGTAGTAAGCACCCCAACGCACCGGATCATATGCTTCACCGTCGACACTGGCTTCAAACATTTCTTTGATGATGCGCAGTTCGGCTTCGCTGGGCTTCTTAGGAAGGAAGTCAGCAAGATTGTACAAACCAAATTTTTCTATTGCGGCTGCTTCGTCTGCGGTAACAGCAGATTCTTTACGGGCCCAGTTGGAAGTGCTGTAGTCAGCGTAG